AAACTGGCTAATTCTGCACTTGCAGCGGCTGCTGCCGATGGTCCATTTAAATGTATCTTTGCGCCAGTTGCAATTATATTTCCGCTTGCTCCGAAATGATGTGTACCTGCAGTACTTAATTTTACATCACCCTCTGCCGAAATATCGATTCCTGCTCCTGTAGTTGCTAATAAACCTTGATCTACCAATATGTTTAAATTATTCCCTACACTGACCTTTAAATCTTTTCCTATTGTTTCGTCTTTATTTTTAGCAATAGATATCTTTGCATAATCATCTACGATTAAATTATAATACCCGGCAATATTCTGTTCCATATTTCCCAATGCACGAACATTAATATTTCTGCCGGCTTCGATGTTAATATCTCGATCAGCTCTGAAATTAAAATCTGCTTCAGAGTGTATACTAACACTATCAGCAGCATATACATCTATTTTACCATTTGACGTTAATTCAATCCAAGCAGTTCCTTGGCTATTAGCAATATAAATCAAATCACTGCTGTTATGCATTAAAATTTGATGACCGGTTCTAGTACGTATACGTACTAATTCGTCTACAATTTTTCCAGTTTTTGGATCGACCCTGCCATCATCCATGACAAATTGTGTGCCTCCTAATCGCTTAATAGGCACTAATGTTTTTTTATCATATCCTACTGCTGCTTTTCTTCCAGTTAAATCTAAAGGACCCGGAGTACTGATACCATAAACTGTGCTTGGCATTTCTCGTCTAGCAGAACTAGATGTAATACCTCTAATATTATCGATTAATAGTCCTTGTGCTAATAATCGATCAGCGAATGGATGAATTGGGCGATATTGAGAACTGGGCATCGGGTGATCCTTAACTGTTCTCATCATAAATTCACCCACTGGCAATCTTGATGTTTGATATTTTAATTGCTGTTCGGGACTTATAAAAACTTTATCGCTCGCTGCAATTCCGGGAACGCTATGATTTTGGTAAGTATCCGGACAACACCCTAAAATGTAACCTTGATTAGGATCGCCGTCGATAAAAATTACCAATACCCATGCACCTATATCAGGAGGAACCATCCACATGCCATAACTATGTTGTACATCTTCATATTTTTTAGGATCAGTTCCTTCAAATAATTGATTCATCGTTCCCCAAAATGGAGGAAGATAATATGCACGACCTGTTAACTGTTCTGCATTAGGATCGTCTGTTGTACCTCTTTGAATAGAAACTTCAAATGCTCCCATTCTAGTCGGGTCGAGATGATTTGTTACCCTGGCTTTATATGGTCCAGGACTCGGCATCTTTTTTGTAAATACCGATGTTATTCGTTTATCAACTGCACTCATTTTTTATTTGACCCATTTATTAAATTTATTAAAGGACTAGATGCTGCAGATGCACTCTTCGATCCGTATTTGCTTACTACAGACGGAGATACATTTGATACATTAGGAAGTCCTGTTGGAACCACTGAATTTATAGTATTTACTACAGCCTCTACACTAGGGGAATTTCCTGTTAATTGTGAAAAACCTGATTGAAGTGTACTGACCTTACCTGAAACTGCTATAGGAGAAAGTGCCGATCCAGCAACTACCGAAGCTTTATTATTCGAAATTAATTTATTGATATTCGGTATACTAGCAGCTCCTGGAATATCTGATAAAGTTCCACCATTTTTTAAGATATATCTTACATCACTAATGTTTATATCAGCATCAGGCGCACTAATTGTCGGTTGGGTTGAGGGAATATTTTTAAGTCCTTGTACCGGTATATTATTAATCAATAACCCATTACTTACTGCGGCATTAATATCAACATTCTTAGGAACATTTTGTGCCGCTTGAATAATTGTATTATAGATTTTAGATCTCAATCCGCCACTTAAACCTGCTAATCTATTAGGATTAATACCTAAAGTAGATTCTAGAGAATTTACATTACCGTTTATATTAGATAATTGTGCAGAATTACTAGAGACTAATCCTGCAGCATTATTACCTAAATTATTCACTTGACTTAATGCACTACTAGAAAGATTGGAAGAATTTGCACCCGAAGCTATAGCATTTTGAGCAATTGTATTAGGTGAAACATTATTAAATCCTATCGAATTGGCTACATTACTTAATTGATTTACCGACCCGCCTGCACTATTAATATTTGTTGAAAAATTCGTCAAACCTGAGTTAGTTAATCTAATAGCAGAAGCAACATTTAGTAATCCTAAAGCCGAAGATCCGGATAGACGATTAATTAAAGACCCATTAATTCCTGATGCGCCGGAAGATAATGAATTAATAAATGATCCTATCGATAATCCTCCAGTTGGAGAACCTGAAATGCTTTGTAAATTACCCGGAAGAAGGTTAGATAAATCTCCAGGTAACCCATTAAGTGATAGAGATGATGCAATTTCCGCAGCCAAGGTATCTTCAGTGGCTCTAACTGTGGACGGAGTATCAGGAGGTGGATTAATATTTTCTCTCACCGGATCAGGGTATTCTATTACCGGTAATGGGAGTTTAGTTGGCGGAGGTACATCGGTATCTTCCACTTGTGCAGTTAATCTAATTAAATCTAATTTTTGTGTAAACTTTCCGTCTTTAAAATAATTAACTATTTGAGTTACTCTAAATACTCCGCTATACTTAGCAGTATATACCGACTTACCTGTTTTTGAATCAGCTACTGATTGAAAAATAGCTTCACCGGTAGTCGGGTCAATATCTAAAGGATTTTTAAAATTTATAACAATATGAACATCGCCGTGGATAAATGGCGCTTCGTCTTGTCCTACAGTCCCATCTGGATTCTTAGTATGACGTTGATTTCCGATATTATCTGTTACTAGATAATATGGATCTCCTATGATGTTTAATTCTGCAGTGCATTGATCGACATTTTCTAAAATTGCTTTATGCATAGACTTAGCTAGGTCTGCATATGGATCAGTAGTGGGCAATGCAGTATTAGGCACACCTGATACTACAACCATTGTATTGTCTGTTGCTACTTTTATAGGAGGTTTTCCTAACCAACTTTTTTCTCGATCGGCAAGTTTAGAATCAGGTAATGCTGTTTTACTAGATCCCGACTGTTCTGTTAATCCTCCATTAGACGGAACTCCTACCTTATTGCCTAATGCTTTAGGTATTGCACTAAAAAATAAAGTATTAAATTGCAATCTAAATCCTGTAATGTCTACATTTTTACCAGAATATATATAATTGTATTCTCGATGAATACTTTCTTTTAACTTTGAAGTATCTGCTGTAGCAGGAACTTTAGGAGGAAACCTAGAATAATGTATTTTATATGGTACAACAACATATCTATATTTAAAAAGAGGTAGGTTTGTTTTAGGATTGTCAATACCTAAATGTTCTGTTTCAACATTGACCATAAAATAATCAACCATACCGTTTTCATCAATTTTAAAAGTTTCTGCTATATTTTTTACATATTCGCTATCTCATATCACCGAAGAAATACAATCTACGACATCTTGTCCTTTTGCAAATTGTGCTATAGGATTAACAGGATCGTAAGGGATTGTATCTGTATTGTTATTATCTGTGACTTTTGATTGGTCTATAAATTCATAAGCAGTGTTAGATTTATAAAGTTCGACTAATTTCTTACCAGCAATCTCATTATCTTTTGTATAATCTAATCCGGTATCTGTTGGGGTAGGGAATACGATTTCAAATATATCATGACTAACATTACCTTGAGAATTACTAAGCGCTTGTGCTTCTTTTAGCTTTCCTGTATTAATACCATCCATAAAGCTGGTTAATATATCTTTAATAACACTACCTTTAATCTGTACAGTATCTTTAAGATTTTGAACCTCGCCTAATGCTTGTTCATTCCAAGGAACTGCACTGCAATTATAAACCGTTCCGCTTTCTTTTACTTCAATATCAATTGAAGTAAATTTCATAGGAAAGTATCTTGTAGATTTATCGATAATCTCAGGATCTGATAAATCAGGTCCATCTGGGTATCCTATAAATTGCATTTTAAGCATATATGGACAATTAATATAACTATCATGCCCGGAAGCAATTGCAGAAACATGCAATGCTTCTATAAAACCACTCATACTATATGGTTCAGTGATTTGAAATTTAATATTAGTAGCAGGAGACATGCTAGTTTTTTTATCACCGCCGACAATATTTTCTATTTCTACTTGATCGATATAAAAATCAAATTGCCCTGGGCTTTGTGTATTAAAATTTTGTAAGAGAGAGGAAAACGATTCATTTAATCTGTTAATTTCTGCAATTACATTTTGATTATGTTTAGCTTGAGTGGAATTAGGATTAGTATATAACTGCGAGGCAGGAGCAGTACGCTGAATTGGATTTTGTAAACCTGTTGTTCCTTTACCTCCTGATCTAGCAATAATCCAATAGTCTTGATTATCGTCAAGATTGAATGGATTAACCAATGCATTACCTTTAAGAGATGCTAAAGTGAAATTGTAAGTATAAGATTTATAATTGTTTAAAATATTAGATCCTAAAGTTTTTCCTGCTATAGGTATCTTATTTTGTTCAGTACTGCTTTTAGACGGGGTTTTATTTTCTGTTTTAGAATCCCCGGAAAATGATTGTTGTTTCGGTGCAATTACGAGAGCTGGCATTTTATATACCTAATAATGTTTTTAAAGTTTGCAGCTGGGGAAGGTATATTGCCTGGCCGGCATATAAATCATAGATAGGATCTTTAATTATATCCTTGTTTCTTACAGCGAATACCCACCACAATGAAGGATCTCCGTATAGATCATATGCTAGCAAATCCGGTCGATTAGCATATTGACTAGTAACAACAAACTGTACATCGTTAGTTACATTAGGAATATTACGAAAATTGATAATATCCAAGTATCCATTAGAGACTACTGTGGTATAATAAGGGCTATTTTTAGAATAAGTTGCGGACATTATAAGTATCCTTGAGCACGTTGATTACCGGTCAACCATCCAGAAACTGTACCATTTAACATTTCTCGTCTGCTATAAACCGGAGATAATGTCAAATTAATTGTTGTAAATACCGGCACAGAAGAAGATCCATATAAAAAATTATTCTGATCGGCGCCGGCTGTAAAGTAATCTATACCTTCCGGCAGATCAAAATTAAATCCTTTAATAACAACAGGAACCATATCTAACATATAAGGACCATAGGCCATTAATCTACAGACCGGCGGCGGCGCTCCTGCATTAGGATCATCACCAAATTTCATCTTAGTAAGAGCTCTTAATAAATGTATTACTCCTAATAAAATTTGAGATTCGATATCATTTTGAGCTGAAAATTTACCGGTAATTTTAATATCACTTACTGCACTACTTTTATAAAAATTTTGAGTATAGTTAGAATGAACAGCATTAAATGGTTCATAATTAGCGCTATGATCTAATGTAATCGACGGAGTATAAGGAAAAATTATTCCTCCATTTCGTTTAAGTTCACCATTAGGACCTGCTGCTTGATTAATTAAATAGGAGTCCGGAACTATTAATCTAACTCTTTGATCTATATGACCAAATTTTGCTACGGCTCTAGGCGGAGTAGTCGGAGTCGCACTAGGTTTAAGAGATGCTGTTAATGATTCTGCTAATCCTGCGACATTTGCTGATAATTGTTGCGAAAGATTGACTATATTAGTAGGATTCGATATTTTTTTTAAACTTTCAGCATCCGACACACTGGGATTTGTAATAGCTTCGGATGCGATAGATCCTGACGATGCTTGCGATGTTTGTATCGTTCCATCTGCATTAGTAGTTGTTACTAATCCAGACGAATCTGTTTGAGAAGATGTTGGAAATCCTGTAATGGCCATAGTTAATCTCGTTATCTGCTATTTACCCTATAAATAATATTGGTATTTAATTGGTTGACATTTTGTTGTTTTTTTGCTACAATAACCCTAAGGAAGGAAAAATATAATAATGACCATAACAACAAGTCCTACAGGAAGAAAAGTAAAATATTTAAATAATAGAGATTTATTAGCAGAAATACATAAAAGCAAATGCAGTTTTTCAAGTTTTACAAAGCCCGAATATAATCAACATGACGTTATTTTAACTGGTTTAGATAAAATCAATATAAGAACTATAGCAGAAGCTAAACGAAATAGAGCAAAAAGAATCGGCATAGAAACATTTAATCAAGCTAGATTAAACGGTGATAAAAAGATAAAATTGATTGAGTGTACTCCCGATTATAAAACTATAGATAAAAAAGATGTTATTATACGAATTATGACATATGATCATATTCCGTTATCACCTAGTCGTAAAAAAACAGCAAAGACTACTGCGGATCGTCACGAAAAAGTAAATTTTCCACCTTTCCAGCATTGGAAATTTGATGAGAATGAAGAATTAATTTGTGTTGGTAAAAGCCATTGGAAAGGCTCTATAGATTCCGGAAAGTTTAGTAAAGATCATGGCAGAGTTACAGAAAATCTAGGCAGAATGTATATCAAATTAAGCGAGCGTTATGCACAACGTAGTAATTGGAGAGGCTATACTTATGTTGATGAGATGCGTGGGCAAGCTATCTTACAGTTAAGCCAAATTGGATTACAATTTGATGAATCAAAAAGCGAAAATCCATTCGCTTATTATACTGCTGCAGTAACTAATTCATTTACTCGCGTACTTAATTTAGAAAAGAAAAGTCAAAATATTCGAGATGATTTACTCGAAGTCAACGGATTAACGCCTAGTCTCACTAGACAAACCAAAGAAGAATTCGCTGATGAGGTTGCAAAACAGGCCGAAATTTACAAAAACATCCGTATGCCAAAAAGTCAAGAAAGTGATTTTGCATCAGATGAGGATGAAGATTGATTATTATTTGCAATCCTGTTAAAATAAAACATGGAGTATAATAATGTCACTATTTAAAAAAGTAGCAGCCTTTACAGATCTACACGTCGGTCTCAAGGGTAATAGTCAATTACACCTGCAAGATTGCGAAGAATTTGTAGATTGGTTTATTGAAAAGGCCAAAGATGCCGGTTGCGATACTGGCATCTTTTTAGGTGACTGGCATCATCAGAGAAATTCAATCAATCTAATCACTTTAGATACTAGTGTACGTCTTTTAGAAAAACTCGGAAAAGCTTTTGACCAATTTATTTGGTTTCCCGGCAACCATGATTTATTTTTTAGAGATAAACGTGATGTACATAGTTCTTCCTTCGGACGTCATATTCCTGGAGTGACTGTTATCGATACTGTTACTACTATCGATGATGTCACTTTAGTTCCATGGCTAGTTAAAGAAGAGTGGAAATCTATTTCAAAATCTAAAAGTAGGTATGTTTTCGGCCATCTCGAATTGCCTACATTTATGATGAATGCTATGGTTGCAGCTCCAGACCACGGATTATTGCAGCCTACTCATTTCCGTAATCAGGAACTAGTGTTTAGTGGACATTTCCATAAACGTCAAAATCAAGGAAAGATTTGGTATATCGGTAATGCGTTTCCACATGATTTTGCCGATTCGTGGGACGATGAAAGAGGAATGATGATTATGGAATGGGGTAGAACTCCTGAATTCCACGCTTGGACCGATGCTCCTAAATATCGTTCGATCAAACTCAGTCAACTGATAGAAGATAAAGATAACATTTTAAAATCTAAGATGTATCTCAAAGTTACAGCTGATGTAGAATTAAATTACGAAGAAGCTATCTTTCTAAAAGAGAGTTTTATGGCTGATGAAAATGTGAGAGAATTTAGTATGGTTAGAGATCGTATTAGCTTAGAAGGAGTTGAAGAAACACCAACTGAAGCTACAATACAAAGTGTAGATCAAATTGTAACACAAGAATTACTTAACATTTCAAGCGAACAGTTTAGTTCGGCAACATTATTGGATATTTGGCAACGTCTATGACAAACATTGAACTCGAAAGTATGACACTCAAGAATTTTATGAGTGTCGGTAATCAAACACAATCTATAAATTTTAAAAGCGACTGTTTAACCTTAGTATTAGGAACAAATCTTGACCTCGGAGGTGAAGATACAGGTAGTCGAAATGGAACAGGCAAGACTACTATGATTAATGGATTGAGTTATCTTTTTTTCGGAGAGGCATTATCTCGAATTAAGAAAGAAAACTTAATTAACAAAACTAACGGCAAGAATTTGTTAGCTACTGGATCATTTAAAATCAACGGTGTTCAATATAGGATCGAACGTGGCCGAAAGCCAACATTTCTTAAACTTTATATTAACGATAAAGAACATGTTGGCCGAGATAATGAAGAATCTCAAGGCGATAGTAGAGAAACTCAAAAATATATAGAAAATCTAGTCGGTATGAGTCATACTATGTTTAAACATATTGTTGCTCTCAATACCTACACCGAGCCATTCCTTAGTTTAAAAGCTGCTGATCAGCGCGAAGTTATCGAAGAGCTTATCGGTAGTACAATGTTAAGTACTAAAGCCGAATCATTGAGATTGTTAATTAAGGAAACTAAAGATGCTATCACTACTGAACAAATAAAAATTGATAGTGTTAAAAATGCTAATGAGGGTATACAACGCAGTATCAATTCATTAATTGCAAAGCGTGACTTATGGAACAAAAAGCAAGAAAAGGATCTTGAAGATTATGCTGCAGCGATTGCCGAATTAGAAAGTTTGGATATTTCTGCGGAACTCCAATTACATAACGATTTAAAAGTATGGAAAGATAATAATACTCAGTTACAGAATTTGAAGAAGCAAAAAGCTGGTTCGGATTCGTCATTGATACAAGCTGATAGAAATGTCAAAAGATATACTAATGAATTAGAAAAATTAGCAGACAATAAGTGCCCTCAATGTGATCAAGATTTGCATAATGATACACATGTCACTTTAATTGCCAATACAGAGAAAAATTTATCTGATGCTGTTGATTATTATAATACTGTAAAGAGCAATATCGATGAATTAACTTTGCAAATTAATGCAATCGGTGATATCGGAGTATGTCCTAAGACCTTTTATTCTACTGAGGCAGAAGCGTTAGGACATCAAAATCAATTAATGAATTTAGAGAAAGCATTAATTGATTGTAGTAATCAGGTAAATCCATATACAGATCAAATTGAAGAGCTAGAAAAAACTGCCTTACAGTCTATTTCTTGGGATAAGATCAATGAATTAACGAAATTAAAAGAGCATCAAGACTTTTTACTTAAACTATTAACTAACAAGGATAGTTTTATCCGTAAAAAGATTATCGATCAAAATCTTGCACATCTTAATCATAGACTTAGCTATTATTTGGATAGATTGAAACTTCCGCATTTAGTTAAATTTAAAAATGATTTAGAAGTAGAGATTACAGATTTTGGTAAAGACCTAGACTTCGACAATTTATCTAGAGGCGAACGTAATAGACTTATTTTAAGTATGAGTTTTGCTTTTAGAGATGTTTGGGAAAGTCTATACCAAAGCGTTAACTTGTTATTTGTCGACGAGTTAATGGATTCGGGAATGGACTCTGCCGGTGTTGAAGCAGGACTAAGACTGTTAAAACAAATGGCTAGAGAAGGTGGTAAAAACATTTACTTGATTTCTCATAAAGATGAACTGGTTAGTAGAGTTGACAGTATCTTAAGGGTAGTTAAAGAAAATGGATTTACTTCTTATTCAAATTCAACCGAGCCAGTAGGACTATTATGATAAACAAGTATATAGAATTACATGAAAAATTTATGGAATTACTCGCAGAGTATCATAATAATCACATTTATTTTATAAGGAAGCCGAATACTTATACGTTGCGATTAGTTGCAAAAACGATGAGAGAGCTAAAAAGGCTCACTCGTGAAATGAAAGTTAACAACGTAGAACTTAGTCGTACTTTATTAGAAGAAAAAAGAAAAAGTGTGATAGAAAATAAAATACAAAAGGAGATGAGGAAAAATGAGCGACTTAAACGAATCAACAGTCAATACGACGGAACAGATGGTAACAACACTTAAGACATATGTAGATGAAAATAGTAAGTTTATAAATGGAAATTCAGCGGCAGGAACCCGTGCACGTAAGGCGTTAGCCGAACTTGGCAAACTAGTAAAAGCTCGACGTAATGAAATTACTGCCGAAAAGAATGCACGTAAAATTAATAAAGTAAATTAATTAATGAAAGTACTATTTCACACCCATACTCCTTGTTATTTAGGAACGACCGTTTCTGTAATGAACTATGCAAGATATAATCAAGAAGTATTAGGTAATGAGAGCATTATTTGCTATAATCATGATTTTAAGGGAGAAATGATCAATGGTAACCTTGATAAAGATGTGCTAAAAAAATGGACTGATATATGTGAAGTTAGAAGCACCACTGATGGAAACTATAATGATGTCTGTAAAGATGTCGATGTTGCATATTTTCAAAGAAGTGGCGAGCCAGAACCATTACCGAATACTGCTAGAACTGCTATTCATGCTGTTTTTCAACTTAACACCCCACATGGTGATCGATATGCATATATTTCGGAATGGTTATCTAAAAAAGTAACCGGCGGTGTTGCACCTTGGGTTCCATATATAGTGCAGATGCCGAAGCCTAATCAAGATATGAGAGAATTTTTCGGTATTCCTAAAGATAAAATCATTATCGGTAGATTAGGAAGTTGGAATATTTTTGTCGACGGAATGGAATGGGCATGTCAAGCTATTGTTAATATTGTAAACAAACGGAATGATATTGTTTTCCTATTAGTCAATACTAAAAAGTTTTACGAACATCCTAATATCATTTATGTAAATGGGATTGCAGATGAACAAATAAAATCTAATTTTATAAACACATGTGATGCAATGATACACTCTAGATGGCAAGGAGAAAGTTTCGGAATGGCTATCTGCGAATTTCTATTTCATAATAAGCCAGTACTATCATGGAACGGAGGAGTCGATCAGCATCATATCGATCTTCTAAAAGATACCGGATTATTGTATAATAGCACCGCTGATTTAGAGAATAAATTAGATAATATTAAATCGTTTAATGGCGATTATCATAAAATTGTCGAAAAATTTAATCCTAATAATGTAATGCAGCAGTTTAAATCAGTATTTTTAGATTGATGACTTGGTTCTATCAAGGACAAATAGTTACTGAACTTCCTGAGACCTGTGTTGGTTTTATATATCTTATTACTAACACTATCTCAGGACGTATGTATATTGGCAAAAAACTGGCAAAATTTTCAAAAACAAAATATAAAACAGTTAAACTTAAAAACGGCAAAAAGAAACGTAAAAAAATCAAAGGCACAATAGAATCAGATTGGCAAACATATTACGGTTCCAGTGATGAACTTAATCGAGATATAGAAAAATTAGGCAAAGAAAACTTTCAAAGAGAAATATTACATTATTGTAATAGCAAGGCACAAACTTCATACTTAGAAGCAAAAGAACAATTTGACCGGCGCGTGTTAGAATCCACTGAATATTACAATGGTCATATACGTGTTAGAGTCCACGGCTCACATATACTCAAAAAATAAGGCAAAATAAGCAGTAAGGCTAGCATCGGCTGATATCGGATGCCCATGATAACCACACGAAAGTGATGGGGACGGAAGACTCTGCGCTGCACAGAGGACTCAACTACTATCCTTAACAGGACGAGGATCGCGAATTGCTGCGGTTTAGTTGCTTAAGAAAAGAATTCAGGCACAAAGAAGGGAGAAAAACCCTACGTTGTTACATAAGACTAGCGTTTGTGTAATAGCCGCCGTCATATAAAGACGCTGCTCGAGGTACCGGATGACCGCCTCTGTAATGCAGTAACGCTAGTGGCTGTGATACTCAGATAATCTACAGTTTTTTGCCCGGCAACGGGCAAAGCATGGCTGCTTTATCTAGATAATCATTAAAAAAAAGAAAATGCTTCGAGCTGATAAGCGAAGAAGCAGGTGAGCTCTTGCTCACCTTTCGCATAAATAAATTATAGTGTGGAAAAATAAATGAGATTAACTGATGTATTATCGAAAAATGAGTTAAGAACTTTAAGAGAAGCAGATAATGCGCTAGTACCTGCAGGTGGAAGAAAAATAACAGGTGGAGCAATAGTACCTGCAAATAAAGCAAATGATCCTCGTTCCGGAGAATTCCTTGGAGGAAGTTCTACAAATCCATCAGGCAATCAAAGTAATATGCAGTATCAAGTGCCTAATACTCAGAATCCTAACGGAATTAATCCGGCTAACTGGTTTAAACCTCAAAATCCTAATGCTGTAAAGATTAATCAAACTCCACCACCTGGTCAAACAACTCAAGCAGGTCCTACTGGGGCAACTCCACCACCTGGTCAAACAACTCAAGCAGGTCCTACTGGGGCAACTCCACCACCTGGTCAAACAACTCAAGCAGGTCCTACTGGGGCAAC